CTGGATTGGTAAAACTTTCCTTGTAATTGCGTACTAGCTTACTTCTGAACGTCTAAGCCCCGGCTTTTGTCATCTCTTAAGTTCCAGATAAGATCTTGAACCCGTTAAGGCTGAGCTCTCACCCTAGCTTCGTTGTGCGCATTCCTCAGAGTTTAAAATGCCTCTAGCAATGTCTTTGTCTACCCCCATTTATCCTGACTCCGAAATTGTCCGTGACCACGACCGTAAATATGAGAGTTTGTACACTATAGATTCTCTCACTCGACCCCTTACATGGGATACAGACTTCGAACGTATCACATACAACACTGCTCGCAGTGTTTTGCCCACTTTTGTTCCGTATGAAGAACCAGAATTTGATGAGTGGAATGATAAACTCCTTCGTAGTATTAAGTGGGGTTTGGAATCACTCAGTTATCATGATCTTGATGATGAGTATTTTACTGATCCGGCCTATAAGGCTCTTATTTTTGAATTGACTGATGCTCGCTTAGCAGAAATTGCTCAGTTGAGTATGCTTACCACTGCCCAAATGTGTGGTAATATCGGACCTATTTCGACATGGTCCGTTTTATATAATGTTCCCACTCCCGACCAATATCATCCTGATATTACTCAGGTATTTTTAGAGGATGGTCTTTTTGATTATACTCGTGTCCATTTGGCTATGCGGGCCAATAATGCCAGTAGTTGGTACTTTGATTTGCAAAGGCCAGCTACCTTATTGGAAAGTTGTCATATGTCCATCTTAGATACAAAAAGAGCTGCCTGGCTCGAGTTTTTGGACCGCAATAGTATTCCTGTTGGAACCTTTCAGGGTCCAGATAATCCTGTTGCTAAATTGGTCTTGGAAGAGCCTGAGAAAGTTGAACGAAAAGGTTTTCTCAAAACCTCTGCCAGTTTTGTTTCTGGTATGTTAAATACGCCCCAGAAAGCAGAAGTCCTTGTTGATAAAATTAATGATCTCATAGATGAGAATACTCCCAGCTTCACCGAGAAAATGGTAGAAGTTAAGGATTTGATTAACAAAATGTCTGGTGTCATGGATGTTCTGACGACCGATGCGGTCAAAGAATCATTTGAGACATTCAAGAGTTCTAATACTGCTGTGGCCGATTTTGTGAAATGGGTGAAGGCGGTACTTTCTGGGTTGCAAAGTCCAGGAGCATGGCTCAAATATCTACTCCCAATCGCTGCCGGTATCATTTTGTATTTGATCAGAAGTGAAAAGTCTAATCATTTGATACCTGTCCTTGAAGGTCTCGCCTTAGCTGGCGTGGCTTATGTTGGCACGTCTCATGTTGGCCCTTTGTTGAATCTTTGCGCTCATTTGCGTGATGGGTTTTTCCAAGGACCATTAGATACCTTTAATGATCTCGTTTCAAAAATGTTGTCTGGATATTATAATTGTTCGATTAATTTCGATCGATTGTCCCGCATCCTACAACATATTCCAAAAGATGTGGATGCTATCACTAAAATTGGAAATATGATCACCGCTTTTGTTTCGTACGTTAAGGTTCGGATTTATCTGGCCTTGGGCTGGGATTTGAAATCAGGTGTGACTTCCGTTGATAATGCTGTGGTTAAAACTCGGGCATTGGTTGAGGAGCTTGGCTCTGACTCATTGCCTTTTACGGAGAATACTAAAATGCGTGTTAATGAACTTGTTTATGGCATTGAACATATGATGTTTGATGCTGTTAAAGATAAAGATCATATCGTTGTTGGTTTACTCCGAGATTGCCTGGCGCAACTCCGGAAGGTTCAGCTTGCTGTTGTTAATAGAACTGGAACTGGTTTTGGTACTAGACACGAGCCAGTGTTTGTCGTATTATACGGTGACACTGGTCAAGGAAAGACCACGGCCATGACTTATCTTGAGAAAGCTTTGATGCGTGAAGTATTCAAAGATAATGAGAGCGCGTTTCAGGACTACTGTGAGAACACTCGCAATTTTGTTTACAATGTTGGACCCGGTGCAAAGCATTGGGAAGGCGTTGGAAATAACGCGAAGTTGATCAAGGTTGACGAGCTGTTTGCTGAGAAAGAAGCGGTTGGTATGGAAGCCTCTCAGTCTTTGCTTTTGCAAAGATTGATAAATACTGCTGAGTTTTCGCCTCTCATGGCCTTCGAAAAGAAGGGTATGATAAGTTTAGAACCTGACTTTGTGTTAGCCACTACAAATGTGACTAGCTTGAGAGGTTCACATACCCTCGAAGTACCTAATGCCATGCGGAGAAGACTCCATATTTTGGTCAAGGTGACTTTTGACGGTGAGATTGATGTCAAGTCTGTGCAAATGGATTTGTCTAAATTACGCTTTCATGTGTCAATTGTTGACAAAAATTTGTCATTTTCTGAGACTGGAGAGGTTTTAAGTCTCCCCGAACTCATGGCTGAAATTCGTGAGTTCCATAAGCTTTTCTTAGATAGACAGCGGACCTCACATCGTGAGACATCGATCCATACGGATTATATTCTCGCGGGTGACCCCGATCCGACTGTTTACCTTGAGAATTTGAGGAAATCTCGTCTCAATTATGAGAAGAGTCAGAAGACCAACTTCCAAAGAGAAGAAGGTGATGATGGCGAAGAGGGTGAAATTCCAATTTTTGCTGAAGATGACGATGATCCGCCTCGTGAGAGGACTGATTCTGAACCTGATGGAAATGGAATTCACGAATTCCGAAAAGAGGTTTATCATCAGTATCGACTACCACAACATAGAGTTTGGGAGTTTGTACAGATGCTTAAGCCTGATGACCTTGTCTTGATGAGTAAGTATGGGCACTTGATTGTGTCGCGTACATCACAAGACTTTGTCAACTTTTGGGAGCTCAATGAAGCTTATGTTCCTGCTAAAGAAGGAATTTTAAATAGATTGACCGGTAAAGACCGGAAGGACAAAGCGTTCCAAGTTTATTTGAAATTTCTTCATTTTTGCAACATTACCAAATTTGGCTGGTCTTTAGCCAAGTTTATGTCCTTTTTCTCTAAGGAGCATTATATTCCTTTGATGGGTGCTCACTTGTTTGATTTCTGTTGCTATGTGGAGCGTTTTAGCTTTGGTGACACCTTAGATCTTTTTGGTGGTCGCGCTTTGATGAAACGTTGTAGCATTTTGGCGAAGAGCTTGCTCGGGACTGTGAAAACAGCTATGAAGAGTGTGCTCTCAGATGCCTTACAGATTTTAAAGATCTGTGCTATGACGGTTTTTATCACCGTGCCAATACTGAAGTTGACCTTTTGGGTGCAAAAATTCTTTTCAAAATGGGTGTTCCAATCCGATACACAACGGAAGGGACATAAAAACCATCATCGAAATTCGCGTTATAATAATCGGATTCGTGAAGGTAACCACGACTTTTGGAATGAAGGCACTGCTGAAGGAGACTATGGTGGTGGAGGTTTCCAAGTTACTACTCGTGTGCCCGAGTTTTTAATGAACGCCCAATTGGGTGTTAATAAGAATGTATACGAGTTGACATGTCCACTGTTTTATGGGCGTATGGGTTATTGCCTGTTTTTAGGCCGTAACGATATGCTCATGCCCCGTCATTTTTGGACTGCTATGGAAGCAGCCTCATCTGAAGTGCCCGACGAGAGTTTACACATCATACACTTTAAACAAGAAGGACGTGATGCTATAACGAAGACCTTTTCTGATTTGACGAAGAATTGCTATTCTGATCAAGAAAACGAATATTTCTGCTGCGAGGTAGATTTAGGTAGACAACATAAAGATGTGTCTCCCCATTTTGCTGATGCTGCTCAGATTAACAGGTTTCTTGTTGACTTTCGTAATCAATTTACTGTAGCCTGTACTTCAGGTGACATGTCTTGGACTGGTTTTCCCGCGTCGTATAGACCCACGATTAAACTTCGCCATTCTGATGGTGAGTTTGCCATGGTACATAATACCCTCAAAATTGAAGGGATAGATACCAAAAATGGTGACTGTGGGATGTTGTATTACGCGATGGATGGTCCTTGTGCTGGCACAGCTGTGGCTATGCATATTGGAGGTGGAAGCAATGGTGGAATGGGCTTTGGGATGTACCTCAACAGAAATGTTGTTGAACGTCTACGAAGAGAACTCCACGAGCGCTTCGAACAGCCTAAGATTCGCAAAGTGTTGCTCGACGACATCTCGCCACCTGCGCGAGTATCCTCAGGCAATGCTCACATCGAGTTTGAGGGCAATGGTAGAATTGTTGAATATTCTAAGAAGAATGTCAACATTACCACCTCTCGTATCGAGAAGCGGCTTGAGAATTATAAGGATTTTGAGTTCCTGGCTAAACAAGAACACATTGATGATGTGTGTGATGTGATAGGTGCTCGTTACCTCTCGCAAATGCAGAGGATTCCAAAACGTTTGGATTATCACACTGCTGTGTTTGGAAAGCCTGGAGAGGTAGTTGCTACTAATTTCTCTACGTCGGCTGGCATTCCCTTGACTGGGACCGAGCTTGATAAGAGATTTTGGCGACACCCCGATGGTAGTCCTAATACAAAAGTGTTGGACCAAATCCGCGTTTACCTCAATGAAGCGATCACTGATATCATGCGTGGTGTGTGGCCTAACTTCGTTTTCAAGATTTTCCCAAAGGATGAAACATTACCTATTGAGGATGTCGAAGAAAAACAAAAAGTCCGTACCATAAATGGTGGACCAATAATCTTTATTTTACTTCAGAAGATGTATTTTGGAGATTTATGTGCTCTTATCGAACATCGGCCCCTAGAGTTTAACACACTCATTGGCTTAGATATGAATTCGATGGATGGACATTCATTGGTTTTGAGATTACTGGAGGTTAATCCTGAGAGAGACTCCCTTTTTGGTGGAGATATTTCAAAGTTTGAATTTCGGCAAAGAGCCGAGGTGGCTATGGCCATCTTTGATCGAATTATTGAACCCCTCTACGCGAACGCCTCCAATGAGGAGCGCGTTGTGAGAAGGAATCTCTGGGAAATGGGAGTGACTACGGTTAACTCCTTTGCTGACAAGTTATACTTGGTGCACGGTCCACGCGCATCAGGTGAGTACATGACGTCCCTTGGTAATACGATTTATGTACAAGTTGCTGTAGTTTATTCGTATTACAAAGCTTGTGACTTTATCAAGACGATTTTGCCCACGTTCTATGTGCACGTTTACTGCGTGTCTGTGGGTGATGATAATATTGGTTCTGTTTCAAGAGAAGTGAGCTCGTGGTTTAACCAAATCGCGATCCGTGATGGTATGAAAGACCTCGGTCTAACCTACACTGATCCGAATAAAGGTGAGATCACTGAGCCGTTCATGAAGTTAGATGAGATCGTGATGCTGCAATGTCAGCCTCGCTATGATGTTCTGATGGGTAGATGGATTTGGTACCAAAAACTGCAGACCGTTCTTGAAATGGCGCAGTGGACCAAGAAAATCCACAAGAAACCCGATATGACCATATGGGCGAGTAATGTTATTGATAGCCTGAGAAAACTCTGCCTTCATCCGAAAGAAGTTTGGGATAGATATATTCCTAGCTACCAGAAGATGATAATGGGTTATGGCATCGAAGTCCCAACTTGGAATTATTACGGCATGCAGCGCATTGTTTTTGATGAAGCTTATATGGGTGTTCGATTTAAGCCGGAAATTGAGGCTGAACAAGCTGATTTCCAGATGGGATGCTGGGAAGATTTAGCGCTCGAAGAAAAGAGACTTGAAAAAGCTTACCATAAGAGATTGGAAGCTAATTTAGTCCCTTACGAACGTTTAACTTTCTCGTCCAGTTCGAGTCAATTGGAAAAACACTTGGCTCAACAACATCAAACTGCCGAACGGAACATGGAGAAGGCTGTCAATCGGGTGACCGAGATCGTAGAAAAGATCAAAGCTCCGATTCCAGAAGGAAATTTCCAGGGTTGCGGATATGACTGCAATAAGGAAGGTCGACGTTTGCTGAAGCAAATCAGTGATGAGCGGCGAGAGGAAGTGTTGGATGAATGGGAACAAGAAATTGATCACCTAGATATCATGCTTACTGCCCTTTCTTTTGCTCAGACTTCTGAGCAGGCTCATATAATTGCGAACAGTTTTATTGAGACTGCGAACGACATTGTTGCTAGCGATTGGACTACAGGATCTGTTGAGTATGTGGAAGCTACGAATGCTTTATTCCCAACTGACCGTTCTCCTGGTCGACCTGCTCTGCCTGAAGAAGTTCCAGAAATGGCTGCTGTCAGAAGACAGTTGGCACGGTATGGTCTCCAATTTACTGGTCCTCGAGTTACTACACGGGAACAGTTCGAAAGAATTCAGACCGTTGGTACTCGAGTTCTGTATGCTGGTTTGTTGATTCCCTCTTGTTTGATTGTGTTGGGCTTGTTCCTGCTCTTTAAGCCTTAGGGAATTCTGTCCTCTCATGACATTAAACTGAGCGTTCTGCATGACGAAACATCGTGACCGGAAAGTATGTATGAACTTGAGGCGGAAAACCTTTAAATCACCGTTAGGAGCTGCGAAAAGCCCAAAAATTTTTTAGTCTTTTGGACCATCCCGGGGCCCGGGTAACCAAAATATTAAGACCGGAGAGTCTGTATGGACTCAAGGCGGTTATCCTGTGATTCACCGTTAGGAGTGACGAAAAACCCAACTATGAATATTAAGTTTTTATACCCGAGATACGTTTTTGCTTCGATATACCCTATATACCCATATACCCCAATTTTAGCTCTAAGTGTATTGCACACCGGTAAACGAGAGCATGTCTGCACAAAATCCCCAACCTATTGGAGTTGAAGGCGCCACTGGTGCCCTTTATGTTGCCACGCCCACTCCGGCCGTTGAAACTGGTGGAACCACGCGTTTCACAGCTGATACGGTCGGAAATGTCGCCGTTCGTGCTAATATTGACGATATTGACCCATCTCTTTATACCTCGCTCGACCAGTCTGGTGCAAAAGACATTCTCGATTTCCTCGCTAAGCCCACCTTGTTGCGTAGTGGTAATTTTACCACGACCGATGTAGGGAATTTTGCTATTTTCGACCTGCCTACTGCCCTACTGGCGAACACTCGTATTGCCCAAAAGTTGTCTGGTGTTGGACTCATGAGAGCCGACATCGTCTTGACCCTTCAGGTTAACGCTGTTCGTTTCCAGCAAGGTAGATATATACTTGCTTGGTGCCCATCGGGTGGCGTTGATAATAACAGTAGTGCGTATGATGCGTTCTACCGTGCCCATGCTGTGAGCACGATGAATGTGACGCAGTTGCCCCATGTTGAACTTGATATCGCCACGCAGACCACTGCTGAATTGCGGATCCCGTATACTTCGGCCTTTCCCCTCTGGAAGCTGTCTACTGCTACCGGAGTTGTGAACAATGGAATTGGTTTTGCGTTCTTGCGACCTTATTTCCCTCTTGTTGCTGGGAGTGGTGATTCTGTTTGTTCTTATATGCTCTTTGCTCGTTTTGAGAATGTTTACTTGACTGGAAACGTTCTGCCCCAGATGGGCAAAAGAGTTAAAGGTCTGACTGTTGCCCGAAAGGAACAGCAGGCCGCTGGTGAAGGTCCTGTTAGTTCTGTTCTGGGTGCGATCTCTAAAGGCACTAGTGTCTTGGGGGTCCTGCCCATGATTGGGCCCACTTTGTCTGGTGTGTCCTGGGCCACTGGGATCCTTGCTAATGCTGCTGCAGCCTTTGGATTCAGTAAGCCCACTATGCTGGCGCCGCCCAATCGAGTCGCTTCTTATGGATTTCCCTATTCGGGTACCGCCGATGGTTTTACCACGGCCATTCCCCTCGGATTGAAGTCTGACCATGAAGTGGTAGTTCATAGCGGCGTATCACGAACCACTGTAGATGAGATGTCTATAGACTTCATTAAACAGCAGTATGCCTATTACGAGACCATCGAATGGGCCACTTCTGCTAATCCTGGTGGTGTTCTTGCGTCCTTGCGTCACCAACCTTCTCCTTATGTTGAAGCTATCAGCGCTAATGGTGTTCTTCGAACGCCTGTCGCATTTGTTAGCAGCAATTTCCGTCTGTGGCGAGGTGGTATGAAGTTCCGTTTTAAGATTGTGAAGACGGAGTTTCACTCTGGGCGTTTGATTTTCGCCTACATGCCGCTCACACTTGGGACCATTCCTGCTGCCCCTCCTGGTATTGATACTAGTACCTATTTGATGCGTGAGATTGTAGACATTCGAGATACTTCCGAGGTAGAATTCTGCATTCCATACGTCATTACTGATCTGTACTTGTCCACGGCCACTGGGGACGCTAATGCTGCTGGATTGTTCCATATCATTGTAGGAGACGCGCTCGTTGCGCCTACCTCAGTGTCCAGCAGTGTCCAAATATTGGTTGAGGTTGCGGGAGCTCCGGATCTGGAGTTTGCCCTGCCGGCCAATACGTCGCGAAGTGCTTTTATTCCTTTCGCGACACAATGTGGTGATAGACTAAAGCTCGAAGATGTTGAGTTAGAGTCTACGCCAGAAACTAATGTGTTTCAAGCTGGTTACTTGAAGCATGATTGTGTTGAACTGGGAACTTCGTCTGAAGATCTCCAGGCCTCCGCCGTTGCGATCGGCGAAAAGGTCGAGTCCTTTAGACAGTTAGTGAAGAGAGTTCAAACCCTCTATCCCTCTAGCGGTAGTTATGCGCAGGGGGCGGCGGGTAATAATTTTATTTACTTTCCCTACTCGCTCAACCCAATTTTAGAGACTGTAAGCTCAGGAGGAGCTCTGGTCTCGAACGTGTACAATCCGGATTTGATCACGAATCTGTCTATGATGTACGTGTTCATCAATGGTGGAATGCGGCTGTTCTTGCCACAAACTTCCACTGCTAACCTTACGGAAGTCAGTGTTGATCGTGACACTAATGCTTTAGTCGGTTCCGAGTCGTTTTATACGGCGACGACGCCAGTAAATCAAGTGTCTAAGCAGATTTTCTTTTTGACGCGTGACGATCCAGTCCACGTGTCTATTCCTCCCTATAATCGGACCATCGCTCGGCCCACTGCAGCGCAGATCATATCAACATATGCGCTATACAGTTTGCCGACAGCTGCACAAGGTCGAAACATTACTGCAGTAACGGTGAAACCGATTCTCCCCTCAAACTCAACGATGGATATTCGTCCTTATCGGTACTGTGCCGATGATTATTCCATGGGTTTCTGGATTGGAACAGTACCTACAACAACGTAAGCCCCGTTTGGGCTTGGTTTGATGAAGCGCAAAGTCGCATTGCGTAAGAATCTGGTCAGATACCTTAAGTCTGACGAGGCCTTCGGGCCTCCCTCATTAATCATGCTACGATTGTCCTCTTGCAAAGTATGTAGCTCTTGAACGCGGGGGATGGCCTTAGGGCCATGATGTGTTCTCTTAGAGCGTGATGTTGTATCACCCAAATAGGAAAATCTGCAGCTGGGTCACCACTAGATAAAAGAAGAAGAAAAATTCAAATAAAAATTTTAGTAGTTTAGTATGTCCCTGTGTCTCTGAGGCGGGTTGTTTGTTTTTGTTGGGAGCGAAGAAGAGATCGCGTTGTTCCT